AAACTCCATGAGTAGAGTCAAAACAGGTGGCGCTCCACCTCGAAAAACCCCCACACCCACTAAATTTGAGGTAATCAAGGGTCAGGGAAAGGTTCCCTTTAGCGATTACAAGGAAATTCCCACTCCCAAGAACCTTGGAAAGGGCAAAGTGACTACCGGAACCTCCCGTGGCATGGGTGCCATGCTGCGTGGTGGAAAATTTACCATTAATTAGGTGATATATGCCCCTTAAAAAAGGTAGTAGCAAGAGAACAGTCAGCCATAACGTAAAAAAGCTCAGAAGAGAGGGTTATCCGCAAAAACAGTCGGTTGCGATTGCCCTGAATACGGCGGGAAAACGAAAAAAAGGCTCCCGCAGACGCTCTTGAGGAAGAAAATATGACTAAATACTGGTTATTTATCCTCAGTGTTACGGCGTTGGGTAGTTGCGCTGTTTCTGAAGATATGATTGAAAACAAGGAGTTATATTGCTCTGGGCTTTATCAGGGCATCCGGGCTGTTGGCCGTGTAGCCACCGAAGTCGTATCGGGAGTCACCATTCCTGACGTTTGCGATACTATCGACGAGATCGTCGAGGAAGAACGCAGCGAAGAGGAGGAAAGTGCCGAACCGGCGCTGGGTAAAAGTGGTGGCTAACATCAACGCTTTAATAAAAGTAATATTCTTTTTCAATGAGTTACGATGAAGTTTGGGAGTTTGCTCAAAGCTTTAGCTCCTAGCCTCGGTAGTGCTATTGGTGGCCCCATGGGCGGCATGGCCGCAAAAATGGTGGCAAAAAAGCTTGGGATAAAAAAAACAGACACCAAATCCATTGAACAGGCAATAGAAACGGCAGGACCCGATACCATCGAAGGGCTTCAAACTCTGGATAAGGAGTTTGAACTCAAGATGAAGCAGCTAGATATTGACGTTTTTGCCAAGCAAGTTGAGGATGTTCAGGATGCACGAAAAGTGTTCGGTAACGACCCCATACCCAAATTGTTTGCAATGGTGGCGCTGGTGGGCTTTCTCGGTTATGTTTTTCTGGTAACCCTACAGCCCGAAAACAATAATGACGCGACTATCAATCTTGTTTTGGGTTATCTGGGTGGGCTTGTATCCGGAATCTCTGCATTCTTCTTTGGTTCAAATAACAGTGGAAAATGATATGAAGAAGTTGATTGAAACCTTAAAACGCCATGAAGGGGTAAAGTCCCATGCTTACCAGGATCAATTCGGAACTTGGCACATAGGCGCGGGAAGAAATATTCATCCCAAGCCCCCGCATAAAGGTATGGGGATTAGCGATGATGAGATCGACTATATGCTCCAGAACGACATCGAGCGTACTATCAAGGAATTAAGTTCAGAATATCAGTGGTTTAACGATCTGGAAGAAGGTGCGAGGAAAGACGGAATTATCAATATGCACTTTAATCTGGGAAGAGTGCGATTTGCCAAGTTCAAGAAAGCTATTGCCCACATGGAAATGGGTAATTACGATTTTGCAGCCATCGAATTTCTGGATTCGCTTTGGGCCAAACAGGTAAAAGGGCGAAGTTTAGAGGTGACAGATATGATAAAAACCAATACTTATGTATGAATACACGGCGACTATTGTAAAAATTATTGACGGAGACACTGTGGACTGTAGCGTTGACCTTGGTTGGGATACTCACGTTTCTGGTAAGCGTGGCCGTATTCGTTTGTATGGAATTGACACTCCCGAATCGCGTACAAGAGACAAAGAAGAAAAAAAATACGGTCTTTTAGCTAAAAAGTTTGTTGAAGAGTTCATGCCCGTAGGCACTCTAGTCACGTTACGCACTTACAAAGACGCGGGAAAATATGGTCGTTATTTAGGCGATTTTAAAGTCTATGACAAATGGCTGTGCGAAGAGCTTTTAAAACATCACCATGCTGTTGAATATCTGGGCCAAAACAAAGACCTAATTAGACTTGCTCATCTAGAGAACAGAAAAAAAATAGTATAAGATTAGCTACGATTATATCTAACTACATGAGGGAATATGCGAATGGATGAAATTGATGTAATTCAATTTATTCAAAAAACAATTAAGGATAGACGAAACAGCGCATTAGACATTTTAGGAAACAACGGCATTAAGTCCATGGAAGAGTATCAAAAACTCATGGGCGAAATTAGTGCTTTATCTTACATAGAACAGGAACTCTCGGGCCTGATAGACAAACAGGAGCTATTTGATGACTGACGTATCCACAGAAACTTCGATAAACGATGCTTATGTAGACCCCGAGGAAAGGGTTCTTGACCCTGCTTCCATCAATCCCACTTTACTAGAACGTATGCCACAACCCACGGGTTGGAGGATACTTGTCCTTCCCTACAGGGGTAAGGGCAGAACTTCTGGTGGCATTCTCTTGACCGAACAACAGTTAGACGAAGATCAGGTCCAGACAGTGGTGGGCTATGTGTTGAAACAGGGTCCCTTATGCTATGCCGATACGGATAAATTCCCAGATGGTCCTTGGTGCAATGAGAAGGAGTGGGTGATATTCCCCCGTTATGCCGGTTCCCGGTTTCGTATAGAAGGGGGAGAAGTTCGTATTCTTAACGACGATGAAGTATTGGCTACTATCAAAAATCCTGACGATATACTCAGTTATTAACGGAGACTGCAATGGCGAAATCGAATAAACAAACACACGTAGTGGATGATGGGCAGGTAGACTTGGAATTTGATGAATATGAAGAGAAGGTTGTAACTGCCGGGGAAGACGATGTTCAAGAGGAAGAACAAGTTGCCAGTGGATCGGTAGAAGAGGGCGACAGTGACGAGGAGGTGGAACAATATTCCGAATCGGTACAAAAACGCATCAACCGTCTTACTAAAAAAATGCGTGAAGCGGAACGGAACGAGCAGGAAGCCATTGGTTATGCCCAACAAGTTCAGGCGGAATCAGAAAAAATCAAGACTCGTTTAAAGCAGGTGGATCATGGCTACATGTCCGAATATTCTGGCCGAATTGCTGCTGAAGAAAAGGCGGCGCAGGATGATCTTAAACAAGCAGTTCGCAGTGCTGACCCGGACGCTACGGTAGCTGCCCAGAGTCGGTTAACTGAAATCCAAGTCCAGAAATCCAAACTTGAAGAAGCCAAGCGTGTTTCTGATGCCAGGGCACAACAGCAAAAAGCTGCTCAACAGCAACAACAAGCGCCCCAACAGCAACAGCAAATTCAACGTGACCCACGTGCGGAAGAGTGGGCACGTAAGAATAAATGGTTTTCCATGGCTCAAACTCCGGACCGGGATGTAGCAATGACGGGAGCGGCAAGAGCTATCCATGAGGTCTTGGTAGAGGAAGAAGGATTTGACCCTACGAGCGATGAGTATTATGATGAAATTGATCTCCGCATTCGGGACATGTTTCCGGATAAATTTTCGGGTTCGGAACCCGCTACTAAAACAAACGGGACAGCAAGACGTGGCGCTCAAACGGTTGCTGGAGCTTCCCGCTCACGAACTGGACGTAATCGACGGCAAGTAAAACTCACACCTAGCCAACGAACTATTGCGGCTAAGTTAGGTGTGCCTGAATCAGAATACGCGAAATACGTTAAATAGGAGAATTGAGATGTCTACAAGCAAGAAAGGGTTTGAGGGCACCGCAAAAACTCCTCGCGCAACGGAAACTAGAGAAAAAAAGGCCCAGAGGAAACCTTGGGCACCCGCCTCTAGTTTGGACGCACCACCTGCACCCGAAGGGTACAAACACCGATGGATTCGCGCAGAAGCACGTGGCTTTCAAGACACGAAAAATGTTTCTGCCCGGTTACGAGAAGGCTACGAACTTGTTCGAGCCGAGGAGTATCCGGATTTCGAGGCTCCGGTTGTTGAATCAGGAAAATACGAAGGTGTTTTTGGGGTTGGAGGGTTAATGTTAGCTCGTATACCACTCGAAACGGTAAAAGAAAGAAATGCTTATTACCATGGTCGAGCCAGAGATCTACAGCAAGCTGTAGATGATAATCTGATGCGAGAAAACAGTCACTCTTCTATGACGATCAGTAAACCTGACCGTCAATCTCGTGTAACTTTTGGTGGTCCTCGTAAAGAGTGACCTTTTCTTAGGAGATTGGTCTTATGGCAAATCAAGAAAGTGCCTATGGTCTACGTCCTATTGGTATGGTGGGTAGTGGTCCCAATTCAACGGGTGTCACTGAATACGAAATCGCTAGTGGTAACACTAATGTTATTTACAATGGCGGAATCGTTGTCCCTCTTGCCTCGGGGTATATAGATTATGCAGGTGATACAGCAGGTGGTACGACACAAGCACTGGGTGTTTTAACCGGTGTTATGTACCAAGATTCCGTAAGGAAACAGCCTGTCTGGTTAGACTACTGGCCGGGATCTGGCGCAGTAAGTGTGGACACGAACCATCCTGTCCGCGCTTATGTGGCTGATAACCCTAACCAGTTATATCAAGTATCTTCGGATGCTTCTTTAACGAACCGAGCTACTGCGGTGGCTGCTATTTTTGCTAACACTGATTTGGGAACATCTGCCCGTACCGGTTCTACCGATACTGGTAAATC